GGGGCTCTCACCGTTGCCACAAATATAACCTACGTGAGTATGTACTCCACGATAGGAGTGGTGACTTCCAACATCACCTTAGGCGCTCTACCAAAAGTAAGTAACCTTGGAACGTATTCCAAGACTTTTAAGAGCTCGGTAGCATATGTGTCCGCTATAAAGCGCTCACGCGCTATAAGCGTGCTCATAGCATACGGTAGTGGGACCTGTTCAGGAACATAAAAGTTCCTAACAACCTTCTTAGTATGGGCAATTGTAGACCTCAAAAAGTCTTCACGATCCATGATACCACGGTGGGCACAGAATATACGTAAAGCAGGAGGTAACCCATAAAGCAGACCCTTTGGGCCTAGAGATTCACATTTAGCGGAATACTCTTCCCAATGTTGGAGGAGGTACTGCATCCATGAACCTAAGAGGTGTACAGTAAGTGCACAAGGTTCGAGGAGTTCGGCTTCTAACGCCATGATTAGCTCCTGGTCGGAGCTGGGTGGCGTTATTAAATAACTGAAGCCGTGTTCGCTGATATGACTTTGGTAATACCTAGTCATCAACGCCCGTTCCCGTGACACGAGAGTTGTCGGTTCCTCTAGCTTATAGGGGAGCAATAGCTCTAACCATCCCTTGATCCGCTCATCTAGTGAACGGCCTTCAGGGTTGATCCCCAGGCCCCACGGCTCTGGGATAGACCTATAGGCCTCAAAGACAGAACGCTGCCTATCGCTAAGCAACGGACGAACATCGTCCTTGAGAAACTGGCAAAGTTGCCAGAAATTAGAGTCCGAAAGGTCTCTATACTTAGCGGTTGGAATTCGGTCATTAGCAGTAATTAACTGCCCCGCAAATTCCGCAACAACAGAGGAGGTGAAACATTTCGAATGGGATAGTTCCACACCAATGTGTTGGACGTGATTTTCATACGCCTCAGCGAGGCGCAAGTCAAAGAAAATCACATCATCCCCAAGAACTAGATAAGGTAACCTTTGTACCCCATCAGGCCCCGCCCAACACGGGCGAAGGCCAAGAACAGAGCACAGGCCCTGTATGGTCCTGTGATGATCAATGCAAAACGCAGGCCACACGGGGTAACAACCCAGTGGAAGGCCCACGGTCCAACGTACGTAGTCCTTCGGATGCGCCGATTGTTCCAGCTGACTGTATACAGAAGGCGAGGACTTAAAAAGTCCAGAACAGGTAAGTCGGAGTAGCTTGAGGAGTTCATGGGTGTACGCCATTTCGTCTGGTGGATAATCCGCACGTATCAATAGGTATTGTAACGTGTGGATAACACTATCGAGTGGCCACCGGTCAGTGGCACCCTCTAAGTCCACGACCCGGCACGCGTAGCCGGACCGTAACGCGTGTTGAACAATCTCTTGACCTTGCGCTTGGTCAAAAGTACAATCTTCGGGGATCTCCCTGAGGACATCAAAACACCAGTCACCAAGACCAGTGAAGATGCTTTGGAACACACGAGCAATATTGCCAATGTGTCTCATTTTGTACCCAGGCTCCTGCACAAGAGAGAATTGGCCTACGAACGGCCAAGGGAGCGAGCCTATGCTTACTAAATGGTCAGCCATGTGGTTCGCCAGTTTCCTGACATTCTTGTCTTTGGCTGCCAAAGCAAAGGCAGGAGATCGCGGTCTATCGCGCATTGGCACGATACCGCCCGCATTATCAGGGACTACCGTCCCGGTGGGTGTCTCAACCCTGGCCGGGATTCTGTGGTGAGCCGTTATTAGCGGCCACAACATATCCACCTCATCAAACATGGAGGAGAACGTAGGAAGCTCACGCTTCAAAACCCCAATAAAGGGCCTGAAATGCGCCCACTGCTTCGTAAGAAACAATATGGAGTCAAGGTTGGCCTCATGGGTAATGCCCAATTGCCAATCAGGATGCGACTTGACGGGCGACATAGGTATGAAAGGCAAATCATTCTGACCGCTCCTGTAAAAGGGACGTAAGCAATGATAAGCAGCTTTCCGAAACTGACCCAGCTCGGTCAACATAAAATGACCATCAAGACCCTTATGGGCCGCTGGACGTTCGATATTCTTGAAAGCTTTTCGTACCTGTTTCGGAGTAGCCTTTTCCGCGACTAATGAAGTATACATTAGCAACGTATTGATAGCCCTAAAAAGGACATCCTTACGTAGGGAACGGTTGAAGATTAGTCCAAAAGGACCTTTAGGACACCCGTTACGTTGACGGGCGACCCAACCGCCTGACGGTTTAGTACCCGACAGGAAGCTATAAAAATCTTGTTTCAGGCTCTTCAGCCTTGAAACAGTCCACTCCGGACCGGAGCACTTAATCCATTTATGGAATTGCCCAACAATGGGATCCAAAATGTGTTTCGGCACCCCGATCGCGGCTAAGCGTGTTCGCACGCTAACCGATTTCGCACGAGGCTCAAACGCAACGTTACCGTATATAAGACCCCGATTAAGGGCCTCACGGTACCACGAATGGGCTGTGTTATCCATAGTCCTCCAAGGGATGTGCTATTAGACAACTCAACAGGCTACCCGCCTGTTGGCGTGCCATGGGA